TAATTATTCAAAATCAGATTTGGATTACACACTAGACGTAAATCAAATTTTTGATAACATGTATGCAGAACCTGTTGAAAAGGAGAAATAATGGCCGTATCAGGTAGCACAGATTTTGAACTAGACGTTGCAGAATATATCGAAGAAGCTTTTGAGCGTTGTGGTATAGAGGTTAGAACGGGTTATGATTTAAAATCAGCCAGACGTTCTCTTAATCTTATGTTAGCAGAATGGGCTAATAGAGGTTTAAACCAATGGACTATATCTCAATCAACACAAGCTTTAACAAAAGGAACGGGCAATTATACTTTAGATTCTGGTGTTATTGACGTTTTATCTGTTGTAGTCAGAAGGGATGGTACAGATTTTTCTTTAGATAGGATTAGTAGAGATACGTATCTTGCCATACCAACTAAAACAACAGAGGCTAGGCCTTCACAATTTTTCTTGGATAGACAAATACAACCTGTTTTAAAACTTTGGCCTGTGCCAGAAAACTCAACAGATACTGTCATATTTGATGCTTTAACACGTATGGATGATGCAGATACTTACGTTAATACAGTGGATATGCCTTTTCGCTTTTTTCCTTGCCTAGCAGCAGGTCTTGCGTATTATATTTCAATTAAAAGGGCTCCAAATAAAACACAATTATTAAAAGCTGTTTATGAAGAGGAGTTTGAAAGGGCTATGACCGAAGATAGAGACAGAGCTTCTTTTAAGGTTGTACCTCAGTTTGAGTATTTTAGGGTTAGTTAATGGCTAAATTTGGACGAGGAAAACATTCTTACGCAATATCGGATAGATCAGGTTTTCGATATTTATATCGTGATATGCGTAAAGAATGGAACGGTTTACTCGTTGGTCCAGATGAATATGAACCTAAACAACCACAATTAGGTCCTTTTAGAACAGTTTCTGATGCTCAAGCTTTAAAAGACGCTAGACCACAAAATCCTGATTTAAACACACCTTTTTTAGTAAAAACAACAAATGGTATATTTAGTGGGGCAAAAGCAGAATTACCCTCTTCTATAGATAATTTAGAAGCTTTAGTAGCAGGTATAGGTTCTGTTGTAATACCTGATGCAAACCCCACCTATGACACTCAAAGTTATGTAATGACAGGTTCCGTTGGAAGCGTTGAAATAAATAATGAAAATAGTGCTTCAGTAACAGGTATAGCAGGAACAAGCGCAGTGGGCACGGTTACGATTACTAACGACAATACTGCTTCTATCACAGGATTAGCGGGCACTTCAGCCGTTGGTAGTGTTACAATAACCGCTAACATTACGACATACGCTGTAACTGTAGCTACTGGCACAAACAGCTATGGAACGGGTAATAAGTTCTACATTGACGGTAGTGTTTCTCCAACCTTAAATTTAAGTGAGGGTAGCACCTATAGATTTGACCAATCAGACTCTAGCAATTCTACGCATCCTTTACGTTTTTCCACCACAGCTAATGGTTCGCACGGGGGCGGTTCGGAGTATACGACAGGTGTTACAACTAATGGTACACCAGGAAGCTCTGGGGCTTATACACAAATAACCGTTGCTAGTGGAGCGCCAACATTGTATTACTATTGTACCAATCACAGTGGCATGGGAGGTCAAGCGAATACACCATGAGTTTTACCTTAACGACTTTAAGATCCTCTATACAGGATTATACAGAAAATACAGAAACTAGTTTTTTAAATAATTTAAGCACTTTTATTCAACTTGCTGAAGAAAGAATATTAAAAAGCGTACAATTAAATGTTTTTGAAAAAAATGTATCAGGCAGTATGACTTCAAGTAATCAGTACTTGGCTTGTCCTAGTGATTTTTTGGCGCCAAATTCTTTGACTATCACAAATAGTAGTAATTACACTTACCTTCAATTTAAGGAAAAAGAATTTGTACAATCTTACACACCTAATCCTGCAACAACAGGCGTTCCTAAATATTATGCCCAATTTGATGTAGATAATTTTGTCATAGCTCCTACACCCGATAGTGGTTATACTGTTGATTTAAGTTATTTTTATCGACCTGCTAGTATTACAAGTAGTGTGGTCACTTTCACTGTAACCAGTAGTGCTTCCTTTACTGTTGGAGAAACTATTACGGGTGGCACATCAGGTGCAACTACTACTGTTTCATCAAAGCCTTCTAGTACAACTATGGAAGTTATTGTTCCTTTAAATAGTTTTACTGCTTTAGAAACAATTACAGGTAGTAGTTCTGGTGCTTCGACCTCTTTAGTTTCATTTACTTCAGATACAACAGAAACTTGGTTAAGTACCAACGCTGAGATAGCTTTACTTTACGGATCTCTAATAGAATGTTATATTTACATGAAAGGTGATGCAGACGTAATGAATATGTATAACAGTCGTTTTGCAGAAGCCATAGGTAGATTAAAGAACTTAGGAGAAGCAAAAGAAGTGATTGATGAATATACAATGGGACCGATTAGAAAGGCGAGGACATAATGTTAACTGAATCGTTAGGTATGCCTAATAATTTTAAAGTAGATATACAAACCACCGATAATAGGGGTCAAACCCCTGAAGAAGTAGCAGAAAGATGTGTAAACAAATTAATAGGAATATCTAATAATGCACATCCTGCAATAAAAGAACAGGCTCATGCTTATCGCAAAGAAATGGAAAAAATTATTGCAATATACATGAGACAGGCTATTAAAAGTGATAGAACAACTGTTTATAACGCAATTAAAGACTCAGGAAACCCTAAACTAGCAGAATATATAAGGAGAATGTAATGGCATTTACTGGAAACTTTTTATGCACCTCTTTTAAAACCGAACTTTTAAAAGGTGTACACAATTTTACCGCAACAACGGGAAATACTTTTAACATAGCATTATATGACAATAGTGCGTCTTTTACCGCATCTACTACTGCGTATACTTCGAGTAATGAAATAAGTGGTACAAACTACTCAGCTAAAGGACAAGCTCTTAACCCTGTCACGCCTACCGCGAGTGGTACAACAGCTTTAGTTGATTTTGCAGATGAAGTATTTAGTAACGTAACTATTAGTTCTGTAAGAGGAGCCCTAATTTTTAACGACACGGCTACAGGAGATCCTTCTGTTGCTGTATTAGATTTTGGTGCAGATAAGGCAGCCAGTAGTGGTGATTTTACCATTGTGTTTCCAACTGCTGATGCAAGTAACGCAATAATCAGGATTGCTTAATGTCAACAATCGTTGCATTTAAAGGATGGAATAGCTCTTTAACACCTTGGGGGTCTAGTACTTGGGGTGGTGAGGTTGCGTTTACGGGTGCAACGGCCTCTGTTGGTTCTGTAGCAATTGATGCAGAGGGTAATGTAGGTGTCTTTGGTGTTGCGGGAACAGGAGCAGTAGGAACCGTAACAGTTAATTTTGATTTTGCAGTTAGTGTAACGGGTGTTGCGGGCACTTCTGCTATCGACACAGTAAATGCTATTGGTTTAGGTAATATTTCTGTAACGGGTGTTGCGGGTACAAGCGCCTTGGGTAACATTTTTGAAACTCAAAATGGTGTTGCGGGTACAAGCGCTGTTGGTACAGTTACTACAACGGGTTTTGCTAATATTTCTGTAACAGGATTAGCAGGTACAACTTCTTTAGGTAATACGTTTGAAACTTTAAATGGGGTGGCAGGTACGAGCGCTATTGGTACGGTCACTACTACAGGTTTTGCTAATGTTGAGGTTACGGGTTTAAGTGCTACCACGGCTATTGGTAGAACGACAGAAACAATTTTACCAACTTGGGGCCAAATTATTCCAACACAGGACGCTAGTTATAGCACGGTCACGCCAAGTCAAACGCCTAGTTATAATACAATAACCCCAAGTCAAGATCCATCTTGGCTTGATAAAGCAGCATGAGGATATAAAAAATGCCAAGTACATATACAACCAACACAGGTATAGAAAAAATAGCCACAGGTGAGCAGTCGGGAACTTGGGGCAATACAACCAATACAAATTTAGATCTTATAGACCAGTCTACAAATGGTATTGTTGAGATAACCGTGTCGAGCGCGGCTACCTCTGGATCGCCAAATAGCTTACCTATTACTAATGGAGCTTTATCAAATGGTAGAAACGTCTACATTGAATTTAAGGACGGTGGTGATTTAGGTGGCACTGTCTATTATCAACTTGATCCAAATGATGCAGAAAAAGTAGTTCATGTCAGAAATAATCTAACAAATCAAGCCTTAATATTATTTCAAGGAACTTACAATTCTAGCAATGATATTGAAATACCTAACGGTAAAGATATGGTTGTAAAGTTTGACGGGGCGGGTTCTGGTGCTACTGTTGAACAGGTTGATAAAAACTTGAATCCCGCAACTGTAGCCATAACAGGCGATTTATCTTCAAGTACAGCAGGAACATCAAACTTTCGTGCAGGTGTCAACGCAGGTAACTCTATTACCTCTGGTGGTAATTATAATGTACTTATAGGTGATGAAGCAGGAACAGCTATTACAACAGGTGATAATAATGTAGCTATTGGTTTTGAAGCATTAGCTACTGAAGATGCAAATGGAGACAATGTAGCTATTGGCTATCGTGCGTTAAAAACTTTAAATGCAGGAGCAGATTCTTTCAATACAGCAGTAGGATATTTGGCAGGAACAAATATGACTACTGGAATAGAAAATGCTATTTTTGGTAGTTTTGCAGGTGATGCACTAACGGACGCTGATTATAATGTGGCTATAGGTGGAAGTACTTTGAGTGCAGATACTAAAGGTAATAGGTCTGTTGCAGTTGGATTTGGTGCTTTAGCAGCTCAAAACTTTACGACCTCTACGGATAGTCATAATACAGCAGTAGGTAATAATTCAGGTAACGATATTACAACTGGTGTATCAAATACCTTTATAGGGAGTCAATCAGGAGAAAAATTAATTGACGCAAATTATAATGTTGGTCTAGGTCATTATGCTCTTGCAGCAGACACAAAGGGTAGTAATAGTGTAGCTCTTGGTTATGGTGCATTATCTTCTCAAAACTTTACTACAGCTACTGATGCTAATAACGTAGCCATTGGATTTTCATCAGGATCACAAGTCACAACAGGCACTGTTAATACTTTTGTAGGTAAAGATTCAGGAAGATTATTAACTGTAGGTCATCATAATACTGCTATTGGTAATGAGGCAATGGAAAACAATGTTAATGGATCTAACAGTGTTGCGATTGGTAGCTTTGCCTTACAAGATCAAACTTTTTCAACTGCAACAGATGCTGACAATGTTGCTGTAGGATATGCAGCAGGAGCAAATGTTACATCAGGAGTTTCAAATACTTTAATCGGTTCAGAAGCAGGTGATGCTCTTACAGACGCAGACTTTAATATTGCAATAGGTCACGAAGCTTTAAGTGCAGATACTCTAGGAAGTAATTCAGTAGCCGTTGGCATGGGTGCTTTGTTTAATCAAAATTTTACAACTGCAACTACTGTTTATAATACAGCAGTCGGTCATGCAGCAGGTAATCAAATTACAACAGGTGTAAACAACACTTTAATAGGTGGACTAGCAGGAGATGCTTTAACTACAGGTGGGTCTAATGTTGCTGTAGGAAAAGGTGCATTAACCAGTGATCAAAAAGGATTTTATAGTGTTGCTGTTGGTGAATTAGCTTTACAAACACAAGCATTTACGACTGCAACAAATGCTTATAATACAGCAGTTGGTTATAATGCAGGTGGTGGTTTAGCCACAGGAATTGAAAATGTTGCTGTTGGTGCTTTGGCTTTAGACGCAGGCTCAGCAAATAATTATAATGTTGCTGTAGGCTATAGAGCGTTAAGTTCTGATACAAGGGGTCATAGATCTGTTGCAATTGGAAATGATGCTTTACTTAATCAAAATCCTTCTACAGCTTTTGATGTTCATAATGTTGCAGTTGGTCAAAATGCAGGTGGTCAAATTACTACAGGGTATACCAATACTATTGTTGGTGGTTTGT